CCAATTTGTTTGCCCAGTAGCTGAAAGTCCATTTGCAATATCTGCTTTTGTCAGAGCTCTTACTTCTGTAAACGTCAAAGACAAATCAATCTCAGAAAATTGCCCGTCTCTGTAAAACGAAGCATTCTGAGCATTGAAAGTTGTATTAACAGCTCGTAGATAACATGGTAGAAATTGTGGTCCTGCTTGCCTACCATTGTACCTTCCATGAATTAAAAACTGATTAGGAAACTCATAACCGATGGAAACGGAACCAGCCATAATTTGTTCAGGATATAATTCTTGCCTAAAGAACTGAACAATTTTACCTATCTCTCTATTTTCTTGGGCGCTTGTTGGAATCATTTTAAATGCAAAGTTAAATTCACGAACGGGCACACCTTGAAAAACTGCTCTGGTGTTTGGATTAACAGCTACTTGAAGACCACTTTTCACTACAGCGTTAGCTGTTGGAGAACCAAACTTTTGAGCTGCCATGGCTGCAGCGCTCCGAGTGATTCTTCCTGATGTGTCATTCGCTAGGGCACCTTTCAAAGCATTTATTTCTCCCAAAGGATTCATAGCTCTTGCAGCCGCACCTACTGCCGACATTTCTCCAGATTGAAGACCTTGTAATGCCAGAGCACCTTTAGCACCAATGTCTCTGTTGTCAAATTGAACAGCGTCTGTTATTTGCATACCGGATGGCATATACAAGTGAACAGTTTTATTTTCATTTGCTGAATTGCCACTACCAGTGAATGACCCTTGCGATAAAACATTGGCTGCATCCCCAAGTGTATCGAGAAAACTTTGGACACCACCTTCAGCTAATTTATCAGAACTATTCTGAGATTTTTTTTGCAGGTTTGCTTTACTAGTGACCTTTGGAGCTATATTTTCATATAAAGTAAATTTTAACTTACCTTTATAATCGTCCTGATCTTCTAAAGGGAACTTTAATTTTGCCATGTTATCTTTCCAATAAATATCAAAAACATTTGAAAGTATTTATATGGCTTATTCAGGAAAGTATAAGGTCTCCAAACCAAAGAAATATAAAGGAGACCATACTAAGGTGACATACAGATCATTGTGGGAATTGGGTGCATTCAAATGGTGTGATGCAAATGCTGACGTTGTAGCTTGGTCATCAGAGGAAACAGTGATACCATACTTTTGGGATGTTGATAAAAAATATCATCGATACTTCATGGACCTCAAGATTACATTTAAAAATGGTAAAACAATTCTTGTAGAAATAAAACCTGATAAAGAAACTAAGCCTCCAAAGCGACCAGATAAGTCTAAACGATATATTAATGAAGCTATGACTTATGTTAAGAATCAAAACAAATGGGAAGCAGCTAATGAATTTGCCAAGGATAGAGGATACGAATTTCAAATCTGGACTGAACATACTTTACAAAAGATGGGGATCTTACCGAAGTTGAAACCATTGGGTAAGTTGAAGCCTCTAACACCAATCCGTAAAAAGAAACCTAGAAAAAAGATATAAATAGGTTCATGGCAAATTTATTTCAAACCCTGGAGCTAGAAGCCTTTCGTAAAGGTATTACTCCTAGAACAAAAGAATCTATGGAATGGTTCCGCAAGAAAGCTGGGGCCATGTCTTCCGTTACTGGTAAGAAGATTATGAATAGTGAACCAATTGAATTGCGTAACAGGCAAGTGATTGGTAGCATGTTCATGTATTATTACAATCCAAAGACAAAAGACACAATGCCATACTATGATTCATTTCCTTTGAGCATCATTGTATCTAAAGCTCCTGGAGGATTCTATGGACTGAATCTCCACTATCTACCTCCTGTACTCAGAGCTAAGTTTTTAGATGGATTAATTGATATTACAAATAACAAGGCTTATGACGAGACAACTAAGTTCCAAGCCAAATATAATATGCTGCAGAAAACATCTAAGTTAAGATATTACAAACCCTGTTTTAAACATTACTTGTCTAGTCAAGTAGCAAGCAGATTTGCCTATGTACCACCACCCGAATGGGAAATTGCTACCTTCTTGCCGACAGCACAATTCCAAAAAGCTGGGCAAGCCGCTGCATGGAAAGATTCAAGGAAGATGATTTAATGAGCTTAGACATAGACAACTTTAAAGGTGCTGTTTCAGCTGGTGGGGGCATTGCTAGATCCAACATCTGGATGGTGCAATTACCAACCAACATACCTCGCGCTCCAAACCTTAATAGTAATACTATGAATTTAATCTGCAAAAATGTTACAATGCCAGGTCGGCAGATTGTAACAGCAGATAGAATGATCGGCATGAAGCCTTTCAAGACAGCTTATGGATATCTACACGATGATGTGTCCATGACTTTCCAAGTTCTTAATGACAATAAAATTAGAGATTATTTTTATGCTTGGTCAGAGTTAGTTGTCAACACACAAACAAAAGAACTCAACTATTTTAATGAGTATACAAGAGATGTAAAAATCTTTACTATTAAGAAAAGATCTACAACATCGACTAAAATAGCTAATGCATTAGTGATCGCGGATGTTATTGTAGAATTGCTGGGAGGAGACTTACTGACAAATTCTCAAGTATCTGCGCTGATGACAGGCGCTTCTAGTGGTGTGAGATTACAAGATGCGTTCCCAACAACACTGAATGGATTTGAACTAAATAATGATGCAGACGGCTTAATTGAATTGAATGTGCAGCTGTCATTTAAAGACTGGAGAAATATATAATATGGCTTTACCCAAACTTAACGATCAACCTAAGTACGACATTGTTGTACCTTCATCTCAGACAAAGGTGAGATACAGACCTTACCTTGTCAAAGAAGAAAAGGTTTTGATGTTGGCTATGGAATCAAAAGATTCCAAGAAAGCGCTTGGTGCTATTGTAGATACAATTGGCGCCTGTGTGCAAGATGATCTTGATACTTCATCCCTTACAACATTTGATGTAGAATATTTGTTTACTCAGATCCGTTCTAAGTCGGTTGGAGAGACTAGTGAAATAAACTTACAATGCGAGAAGTGTGAAAAAGATATACCGATCAGTATTCCTCTTTCTGACATTACAGTTACAATGCCAAAAGAGAAAATGGATATTATAAAACTTACTGATGATATACAAATTAAGATGAGATATCCTGCTTACAATGAGATTCTTGAGATGGATCAAGAAGCAGAAGGTCCAACGGAATCTTTTAAAATTGTCAGTAAGTGTATTGATTCTGTACAAACAAACGAAGAAAATATTTCTCTCAAGGATGAGTCAGAAGAAGAAATTCAATCATTTATTGATTCATTAACAACAGAACAATTTGGAAAGATTAGAGAGTTTTTAGAATCGATTCCAAAACTAGAACATAAACTTACTGTGGAATGTCCACATTGCAACCACACGGAAGAAAGGATTCTTGCAGGCATAAACAATTTTTTCTAATATGCCTCTCCCATGATAGCTTAGTCAATTACTACAAGACTAACTTTCAATTAATGCAGCATCATCATTATTCATTAACAGAAATAGATATGATGATGCCTTGGGAGAGGGAAATCTATCTCAGTATGTTGATAGATCACATAAAAGAAGAAAATGAGCGGCAAGAGGAACAGAACCGGCAAATGTCAAGAAGGTAGAAGATGGCTTTAAAATCTGTAACTGACGAGCTCAAGACGCTCAAGGGCTCACAAGATGATACGACCGAAGCTGTAATGGCTGTCGGTGACTTGGTGTTGGAACAGATCACGCTTCAAAAGCAAGCTAGGTTAGACAGTCTTGAAGATAAGATGGAAGGTCGTAGACGCGCATCTACGCCTCCTCCACCAGGTGGTAAAGGTGGTGGAGCTGATGCGGGCAAGGGTTTAAACATTCCAATGATTATATCACGCTTGGGTTTGTCGTCACTGGTTGCACTAGGACTATCGCTGGCAGGATTTGATGATGAGGTCAAAGCTCTAAGAATTCCTACAATGTTGAAGAACCTATCGAAAGGTCTTACAACTGTTGGTGATAGTATAAAAGCAACAGTAAAGGCAATCGATACTTTTGTTCTCGATATAAAAACCTTTCCATTTAGCAGATACATTCCAAAAATAGTAATTGATGTTCCAGAAAACTGGAAATTAAAATTACCAGACCTGCCAAGAATTACATTTATGGATTCATTTGGCAAAGCTATGTCTGCACTAAAAGTTAGAAATATTTGGGCAAAGATAAAATTACCTGACATACCTAAGATCACTATACCTGAATTTGCTAAGATTACTTTGCCGGATATTAAACTGCCAGATCTTCCCAAAATAGGTTTGGTATCAGTTATTGGTAAACAGGTAGTTAAAATGACTGATGCAACGGCAAAGCTTTGGGGAAGGATTTCATTACCCAAGCTTCCATCTATTGGTTTATTTTTTGATGGAGTAAAGCAAACTGCCGCAAAGTTGCTAGATTATGGAAAACTGAAACTACCAAGCGCTGATAAATTACCTAAGTTCTCTATTGTAATACCAGAAGGTCTGCAAGGCTTTTTTGATAGCATTAAAGCAGGATTGGGTTCTGTTAGTGCAAAAGGAATTGGCTCTGGCTTGATAGGCTTTCTAAAGCCTGTGGGAAATTTCTTTAGTGGCATTGGTGATTTATTCAAACCTGTGTTGAGTTTATTGAAAGCCCCAGTCAAATTAATTGCTGGTCCACTATTATCCATAATTGATTTTGTCATGGGCTTCTATAAGGGATTCACAGAAAAAGAGTTTGTCGAAGACCATCATGGCAATCTTCACGAAGTAGAAGTATCAATGTTTGATAAAATGTTCAAAGGAATCACAGGAGGTATCGGGGGTGTCATATTTGGTATCACTGACGCTTTTGATGCTTTGTTTATCAGACTTCCTGCCTGGATACTAGATAAATTTGGAATGACCAATGCTGCTGAGTTTCTAAGAGGCTTTAGCATTACAGAGATGGTAAAGCCTATTTGGGAAGGTATCGTCAATGGTATGGGGGATTACTTTGGTCCACTAGAAGATGGACAGTCTCGGCTCAGTAAAATATTCAGTGAAGCGTGGGAAGATATCAAGTTTATTTTCACATCTTTGTTTGACTTCATGCCATCGCTAAGCGATATGAAGAAGAAGTTGTTCTCATTCTTACCTTGGTACATGCAGCCATCGATGGTGGAAGACTCTATCATGGACAAGTACAACGAGAAAACCAAAGGAATGGCATCAGTTGCAGGCCAAGCAGAAGCACTGAGGAAATCTGTTGAGTCTGGCAATCAGTATGATTATAACATGAAAACAGGTAAAGTTGTGCTGAGAAAAGGTGAAGGTGGCATGCCTGTCCGGATAGGAAGCCCCTACAGCATGACACACTCTATGGAAAACCAGAAGGCTCAATTAGTTGCAACCGAAGCGATGATGAATAGTCCTCTGTTTAAAAAATACTTAGAAGAGCAAAAAGCCTCCCAGGCTTTAGCAGCAGAGAGCTTTAGACTCCGTGAGGCCAATATGGGGGGATCAAGTAATGTTGTGACTACTGATATGCGTGACCAATCTGAACAAACAGTGTATCACTTGAACAATTCAATCAACAATCTTAGAACGGCAATTGCTGGCGCTGATTAAAACGCCAGCAATCAATCCTAGTCTTCCTTTGCTAAGCTAGCAAAGTACTTCATAGTATCATCCTCATCAGACGCTGCCTCAGCTGTTGCCATTGTAGGAGCCGAAGCTTCTACAGGAGCACTAGCAGGTGCAGCTTCTTTGAAGTTTCCGTAAGGGATCTCGTCATCCAATGCAATCTCTTGCTTGACTGTACGAGGAGCTTGCTCACCCAACACAAGAGCCAGACGAGTCTTCAACTCATCATAAGTCTTATAGTTACTAGGATCTGTAAACTCAGATAAGTCATATTGCTTATCGTAGATGGCCTCCATTGCATCATCCTCACCTAGCGCTGCAGGTGACTTGAAGCTAGAAGCATCGTAGTTAGGATATCCTTCAACCTTACGAATCTTGATTGTAAAGTCTGCACCTTCCCACATATCGAATGGGTTGACAGGCTTCTCATCAGGAAACTGTGGTTGCATGGAGTCCATGATCTTATCAAAGATCTTTTTGCCAAACCGATATAGTTTGACCTGACCTTCGTTAGCAGGGTTAGCAGGATCAGAA